GCAAAGCCTTCAATCGTATCGTGGAACTGGAACGACCGCTGGAACGCTCCAGGCAGTAGAAGATAGCCAGCCCGCACAATCTCCGCCGAGTTGGCAACCAGCGGCTGAGTCGACCGGATAAAAAACCTACCGCTCGTACCTGAGCCGCCGGACTGGATCGCGCACTGCATAACCGCAAGCTCGCCGGTCCAACCGGTCGGGATGTAGTGGTGGCACCACAACGTCTGGTTGTCCCCTCGAAGTGGAATGACCGACGCATAGCCGATGCTCCCGATCACGGAGCCCCCGCCACCTGTGGCGCTGTACATCGAGATCGTCCCCTCGTTTGCCTCGCTAGAACCCACCGTCAGAACCCGCATCGACTCGATGAACCGGATGTCGGTCTCTGTCGTATCCACGGGCGTCGTCCCGGCCAACGTCACCTCCCCGGTGTAGGGGCCGTTGCCGCTGCCGTCGAAGTAGGTAAATTCGACCGTCCGCGCGCCCGTGCCTGCCGCCGTGTCGTTCCCACTCGAGCTGGCGAACGAACGCTGCGCTTCAGCTGTCGGCTCGGTGTACGTCGTCGCCTCCATCGGATACACGGCGCCAGCCGTGCCGCCGCCCAACCCGAAGTCCGCCGAGGCGATCCCCGTCCGCGCGTCCACCGGTGTGAAGGTGATCGGGATCGGATCTAGGTCAGACGGAAAAGTAACCGGAATCGACCCATCCTGCGTCTTCGTGCCTAGAAGCTCGTTGCCGGCATCGTCGAAGAGCACTTGCTGGAGACGCCCGGCAGTGTTGGTCTTCAACGTTTCGACGTTGGTCCCATCCCAACCGGCAGCAAGGACTGGATCGCCTACGGGTGTGGATCCGTCCGCTGCAGCTCCTACGGCCACCTGCCGACCACCGGAGTCGGTCAGGACATCTCTTGTGTTGGTACCGTCCGAGCCGGCAACCCTCACAGGATCTCCAACCTTGGCTGAATCCTCCGGACCCGCGCCTACGATCCTAGGACGCCCCGAAGTATCGGTCAGAAGGCTCTGGGCGTTGGTCCCGTCCTGCCCTCCAACCAGTACGGGATCTCCCGTAACAGCCGCCCCGTCCGCTGCCGCACCAACAACCCTTGAGCGCCCCGATGTGTCGGATAGAAGAGTTTGAACGTTGGCTCCGTCTTGCCCGGCCACCAGCACAGGATTCTCGGTCGGAGCTGCGCCATCGGCGTCCGTGCCTTTCACAGCCCAAGGAGGCGTGCCCTGCTGGACCGTCCAGGTGCCGCTTTGAGACACAGACACCGCTTGCCCTCCAGACACACCCTGGATGCTCAGCACACCGCCAGCCGGGCTGCCGGCCGTACCAGCCCCGACAAATACCTGGTTCCCGCTGGAGTCGACTACCGTGAAGCGCGCAGTCGATCCGTCGATCCCCACCGACACGAAGCCGCGGATGTTCGCCGGCAACGTGACGCCGTCTTTCAGCCCCAGCTCGACGCTGTCTGAAGAGTAAGGAATGACGGCAGGAGATCTGCTCATGGCTACGCCCAAGCCCTGGTGCGGTTTTGCTCGAAGATCCCACTATAGGTGATCGAGTCGGTGACTGTCACTAGCAACGCTCCGGTCGCGTCGTACATCTCCCACACCTCGGTCGTCGGATTGACGCCTGTCCACGTAATGGTCAGCTCTACGATCTTCTTCGACTTGCCTGAGTCGGTGTACCAGATCACTGTCTGCGGAAAGACGCCCGACCACGTCGTCTCCTTGTAAGCCCCGCTAGTCCAACCATCCGCTGGCCCTTCGTCGATGAAGTGGATTAGGTCGTGGAGGGCCTTGTGCTGTGCTTCGCTAATCCCGCCGCCCGAACGAGGATCGTACTCTCCCGTGCTGTCGTAGAACGACCAGCGCCCCGAGTAGTAGACGAACTGGCCCTCCGTCGCCGCAGGCGCTGCCTGCTCGTCAAAGTAAGCCCCTTCCTCTTCACGAAGCGGAGCGCCCGGTCGCCTGTCAGGTGTTCTTCCCACCTCGTTTTCTCCTCAACGCTTCCTTCTCGGCTTCCTTGGCCGCCGCCTCCCGCCGCTCCTTGGCGGCTTCCCTTCGATCTGCTTTGCGCTTCCCTGGATCTGGCTCAGCCTCAACCGAAGGTGCCTTCCGAGTAGGGCGCGTCGGCTTTCTCGGCTTCGTCGCCTTCTTCGTAGACGCCTTCTTCGTAGACGCCTTCTTCGCGCGCCGCCTCTTAGGCTTCTCCGGCGGAGGCTCTTCGGCCGGAGTCCGCGGCTGAGCCGGAGAAGCCTCCTTGGACGGCTCCTCGGACGGAGGCTCTTCGCCCGCAGCTTCCGGAGCAGGCTTTGTTGGAGCTGGAGGAGGCTCAGGAGCCGGTTTCTCAAAGGCTCCGCCTCTTAGGTCGATTTCCGGTGGCGGGGGCTCCTGGGCCGTTCTACGGGCCTTCAACGAGGGGGCAGGCCGCACGCCAGCAGGACGCCGAGCGGGACCCTTCTCCTCCGAAGGCACTTCTTCCACTGAGCCGTCGTCCTCGACCGCAGCTCCCGCCTCCTTAGCTGCCTCGACCGCTTCGATCTTCTTGCCTTCCGCCTCGGCTGAGCTGAGCAGCATCTTACCCATCTCAGCCGACTCCATCGCACGCCCCCTCTGCACCCCAAGCTGCTCCGTCAGCTGCTTGCCTACGTGCTTAACGAAGTTCATGCAGGTCTGAACGTAGCGATCTACCTGCTTGCCCGTGTCCGGGTCGAACTTACTCTCGTCAATGTCGCGTCGCAGACGAGTGTAGACATCACGCTCGATACCCTTCAGCACCTTATCGAGCGCGCGAACACCTCCCTCAACACGGTAAACCTCCGCTTGTAGAGCCTCGCTCCGCTCCGCGGCTTCGCGAGCCAACCCTTGCAGTAACGTCCGTTTTAATTCCGACTTCTCAACGCCCATGATAGCTGAAGGCTACCACAGATGAAGAGCGTCAGGCAGGCGGTCTACAGTGCGCCCGTGATGAACATCTGGATAACATCCGGATTGCCCGGAGACGCCTTCAGCGCAAACTCCGCGTAGAAGCAACCGTACTGCTGATCCGGAGTCGCCGTCGCGCTTGGGTACACGTCGTTGTTGGCCGCCGCATCCACGCCGTTGCGCATGAGCTGACCGTTGATGAAGATCTCCACATCATCGACGAACGTGACGTTGCGGTAGTCGAGCAAGTCGGCGCTGATGTTGGCCGAGCCCGGCCCGTTTGCTCCCTCGATCAGCGTGTTGGCCGCGATGTTCGTAGTAACCTCCGCCACAGCACGGTGTCGCTGATCTGCATCGTAGGCTTGTACGATGGCGTCCAGAATCGAAACCTCACCGAAGGCTGTCTCGAAGTCGTCCCACTCCTGCGAGCTGTCGGAGAGCACGAGGTCGGTAGTGTAGCCGGAGCCGGCTTGGTACTGGTCGGTGAAGGTCAGCAGCGCACCGGCGACGAGATCTAGATCTGCGCTCGTCGACACCAACTGCAAAGTACCCGCCGAAGTGACAGCCCCCGCAGTTGTCACGCCGATGTCGATGGCCGTGCCACCCGAGTCCATCGTGACGCCCTGCAAGAAGTCGTTCACCGCGGCGTCCACGTCGAACTCGTCCACGTCCGAACGAATGTTGACCTGGCTGGTGCCGCCTGACGAGCCCTCAATGACCTCGAAGAGCACTGCCTCAGCGTCGTCCCGGATCTGCCAGACGAGCCCCGCGCCTTCGAGATCGAGATAGCTGTGCGTGGTCACGTTCACAGGAGTTACGCCCTGATTGTCGTAGGCTACCTGCCGCGTCACAGTCGCGCCGCTAGGCACGTCGGTGATAGCCCCGCGCAGGAAGTCCTGCTCGTTCAAGTTGAGCAGGTACGTCCTTTCGACAGAAGCGTAGTTGTAGTCCTGGCCGCTCATGTCGTCGCCGTCCACGGTCTCCAAGTCGTTGCCCTCGTCGTTGACGACAACGAAGGTGATCTGAGCACGGTTCGGCGTGGTCCCCGTCAGAGTTGAGCCGTCAGTGTTCGACTCTGACTGGAACAGACCCCAAATGCGCCTACCACTGCTGTCGAGGATAGGATCGCGTGTATCGGCATCGACGATCTCCACCATGTTCTTCGGAGCGATGGCCGTCGAACCCGAAACCTCCGCAAGGCTTGCCGTTAGGAAGCCGGACACGTAGGCGCAGACCGTGCCCAAGGTCGTAACAGAGCCGATAGCCGCTGTTGTGTTGGCAGGCAGCTCAGCGAGCTGGAGAACCGACACGTCACCACCAGAACCACCGGTCAGTGTTGCAGCGCCCCACACGGGGTCTGCCCCCGAAGTGGTAGTAGCAATGCCGTTGCTGTAGGTGCCGCCCTTCTTCGCAGTCACAGTTACGGTCGTCGCCGTAACGCCCGTAGCCGTCACAGTCGGGTGAATCGTCATACTCGCCGCGTACTGCGTGCCCGGCGTACCTGTGAGGTTGATGGCATCGTAGAGGTTCTGGAGTGACGCCGCGAGACTGGCACCGATCTGAATGTTGCCATCCACATCGGTGAGTGTGGTCTGGAACGTGTACGTCTTCGTCCCGATGGTGACGGTGTAGTTGTTCGTGAACTGGATCGAGCCCGTCAACGTACCAGTCGCCTTGACGCTCGTAGCAACGGTGATGTCCGTCAGGTTGGCAACGCTGCGAAGAATGCGCTTGTGCTCCAGATCGTGAAGATCTTGGTTCGCCTCGTCGATACCGCGCTGTGCTCCCCCCTCAAACGTGCTCGGTGTGGCGAGATCTGCGTACCAGTCGTTGCCTCCGACCGAAGTGTTCAAGAACCGGTTCAGCTGAGAAATGACGCCCCCGAGGAACTGCTCCATGTTCCACGTGGTCGTCTCCATGGTCGAGCCCGCAGCCTTCTGGTCATCGAATGTGTCCAGAGTCTTGATCTGGGTCTCAGGGCGGATGAATGTCCTCGACATCTGCGTATACCTCCGAAATTTTGGGGCTGATCGTCCGTCCTAAAAAGCTTACATCCGCTGCTTGAATCCTACTATCTATCACCTAGCAGGTCCAGACGCGACTACGATGTGGGCGCTAGGGGAGTCGAAGCCGTGCGCGCGATGTTCCGGGCCGCCTCGTCCAGCTCCTTCTTGGTCACTACCTCCGCCTCCACCGTAATTGAGTCAGGAGTTTTCGTAATAACTTCGGAAGCGTCGATGATGAGGTTTCCCTCAGAGTCCAATTTGTCTGTTTGGGTGCTGGTCAGCAGTAGCGTCGTGTAGCCATCGATCGTGACGTTCACAAAACCTACACTCTCGATCAGAATGATCTCCTGCACCAGCGTCGAAACGAAGAGCGAAGATCCGAACTCACGATCGCGCAAGATGCCATCGATGGCCGTCTCCGCAGCAGTCCGCGCCTTCTCCAGCGAGTTGCCCTGGATGACGCCCAACCTCACAGTGATGACGGGGAAGACGAGGAAGTTTCCTCCGCTCACGACCTCGATCGTCTGCGTGACCTCTTTCCGCTCCTCCAAATAGCCCTCGAGCGCTCCCACCAGCCCGTTGGATGGGGTCGTGTAGAAGCCCGCTGCGTCACGAACCAGGATGGGAACGGTGACGAGGTTAGCCTTGCAGTCCGCGCTCAAGATCTTGTCCATGTGGTCTTCAATCACCTGCAGGTTGTAGTAGATCGAAGAAGCGTCGTTGTTGGCGATGGAAGCATCTAGCGCGTCAGCTACACCCTCTATCGAGACCTGGAACACTTCAAAGAGTCCTGTGCTGTTGGCCGGCGTGGTCTCGTCGTAGAAGCCAATGAGCACGTCGATGGCCGCGCGAGCGTCCTCCGCGGCCTTCAGATAGGCGTCCGAGCCGTCGATTTGTAGAGCCGTCTTGGACAGTCCGATCTTGTCGATCTCATCCGCAATCAAGCCGCCGGCCGCAATCTGAGAGTCCCCCGCTCCACGAATCGTAGCCGTCTTCGTCTTGATGGAGTCCTGACGAACGTCAATGCCGTCGAAGTAAGAAGTAAGATCATCGTAGTCTGAGCTAGTCAACTGACTCGAGCCAGCGATAGTGAGCCCATCCAAAAGAGCCTTGCCGTCCGTCACCTCGTTCTTCGAGCCGTCCGCCTCGGCGTCGATGTCGTAGGTTAGGTTGCGGTTGCCTCGGATGCCTGACAGGATGGCTGCGTTGTTGGTGTCGATCGTATTCATCGACGTAACGATGTCGTCGAAGGCGTTGGAGATCGTAAGAGAGTAGTCCAATATCTGATAGAGCGTCCCCGTGCTGGTCGTCGTCGCGTCGGAGATCTCATCTCGCAACGTGTCGACGGAGCTAGTAAGCACGCTCTTGATCGTAAGCACGGCGTCCTGCAGCGTTAGGTCCGTGGCTGCAGACCGTGACGATACCGCCTGAGCTACCGCTACCCGCCCGTAGACAGGATCGGCGTAGGAGCCTGCGAGAGCTACGTAGTCGTCGCTGGTTACCGCGACCCACCGAGAGTTGAACACCTGACCGGCAAACGACTTCGCGTGCTCCAAAGACTCGAGGTCGTCGCCTCCCGAAGAAGCTGTATCGTTGTTGATGGTGAGCGCTACGCTCTCGCCGCCTACCACCAAGTCCGTAACCGCTGACTGAATCGTGTCCTTGATGACGATTCCAGCCTTACCGCTAGTGGCCACGTACGTTATTACGATCGAAGAACCCGTGACCGGAATGTTTCCGACAGTGCCGTCCCCGAAGCGCACAGTCGGAGGGTCATCGTTGTAGCCGACCTCAAACTGATCTGTCTCCTCAAAACGCAGAAAGTCCACCTCGGTCCAATCGGCTCCGTCCACCGTCGCGCTCACCGAGCCCGCAGCCACGTACTTGTCGTCTGGCACACGCGCCAGCTCGAATACCTGGTTGGCCGACCCGTCGCTCGTAAACGTCTCCGTCGTAGTTTCGCCTTCGTATACCGGAATGAGCTTTGAGGTCCCGGCAGCCTGCTCGGCTGTGGTGAACTCGACCGCCTCGCCTGACTCGAAGATCAATTCGTTCGGCCCTTGGAATTGAAAGCGTTGCGGAATAGGGACGTTGAACGACTGCGCGGTGGTCACGCTCACAGTCAGATCTGTAGAGGATGCTACAGAGCCTCCCATCTTGTAGCCCAACTGCCTACAGATCCGAGCCACAGCGTGCCGTGTGCGAGCTGTCTCCAGATAGACTTCAGTGGCCCGCCGGTCCAGATAGAAGCTCAGCGTATCCAGCCCGAACGCCACCATATCGAGGAGCATCATCCCGAGACTGGCGAGCGAGAAGTCGTTGTAGTACGCCGCAAACTTGACCTGCAGTCGGCCCCGAAGATCGTCTACGTGGGTGTCGAAGTCGAAGCCTACGTACCGAACCCTATTTACCTCTGCCAGTGCCATCTCAAACCTCCGTAGGCCCTTGGTCCACCCCAAGCGAGACCGATACAGAGTCTGCGGTCTGCGTGGCTGACACGACGTAGTAGACCGTCACGGTGGTCGTGTCGAAGTAGGCGGAGCTGGAGCGGTCGCGAACAACGTCTATCCTCTGAAGAATGACGCGAGGCTCGTAGGTGCTAATGGCGTTGGTCAGGGTCGTGCGGATGAAGGACGCCAGCAGATCATCGTTGTCCTCAAACACAAAGGACTGTGCGCCCGTTCCCAGCTCGGGACGCATGATGCGCTCCCCTTTGGACATCAGAATGAGCTGAACGAGGTTCTCTTTGATGAGCGCCTCGTCAGTGCTAGGCGCAGGGAACGCCTGCTCGTCCGCGCCGAACGGAAAGGATATGCCCATGTATTGATCAGCCATGACGCACCCAGTGTACTACGCTGCCGCCGCCAAGTCGTCTGCCGGACACGTTGGAAGCGAAGGCAGAGGCGGAAGCTTCGGCAACGCCGGTAAGCCCGGCAACGCAGGCAGCGCGGGGATCTGCAATGTTGGAAAGGGGATTGTGGGGAAGGGAAGGTCGATCGTCGGAAGAGAAGGAAGTGGCGGAAGCTTCGGCAACGCCGGTAAGCCCGGCAACGCGGGAATGCTCGGCAGCTGTAGCGTTGGAAAGGGGATTGTGGGGAAGGGAAGGTCGATCGTCGGAAGAGAAGGAAGTGGCGGAAGCTTCGGCAACGCCGGTAAGCCCGGCAACGCAGGCAGCGCGGGGATCTGCAGCGTCGGAGGAAAGGGCGGTAGCGAGCATAGTGAAGCCATTCACTTCTTGATCTTCACAGAAGAGTTGAACGGAGGAGGAGGCGCGAGAGGAGGCAAAGTAGGACGCGCCGAACCAGGACCCCCCGCAGGTACGTTGTGGGTATGACTCTTTAGCCACGGATCCAGCAGCTCGGAGATGGCCACCGTGAAAGAAGCCGCGTCCCCAAGAAAAACTCCGCCTCCTTTGCAGTTGATGTTGGGCGCGTTCAGGTTGATGTTCTTGGCTGCAATGATGCTCACGTCGCCGCTACCGTCCAGCGTGACCGAGCTGGCAGGGCTGTTCTTGTCGATCAACGAAATGCCGTCAGCGCTCATAGTTATCAGGTTCCCGTGGGAGTCCTGAATCATGACCTGCTTGTCTTTGGTGTTGATCACGATCTTCGTTCCGTCCGCGTCGATGAGCTGGATAGCATCCACGTCGAACGAGAGAGCCGAGAACTTGTCGCCTGCTGCCAAGTCGGCCGCAACCTTGTCCGGGTCTGTCTTTGCCGGGTCCCCGTCCGCTATCTGGTGCCAGAGCAAGCGTACGGCTTCCTCGCCGGGCGCGTCGTTGAACGACAGCAAGTGCCCCGCTCGAGAGCGAAATCCCCGCTTCTGTGGCTTGCCGTCCACGTAGCCCAGCTCGGTAGGAACGGGAGACCTAGTCCCGGCCTCCGTCGACCAGCCGCCGAGATAGAGCTTGGGTTTGTTGGCGTTTCCGTTGTCGAATGCCACCCGGACCAGACTTCCCACCAGCGGAGGGTTGAACCAACCCATTCGATCTCCGGTGATGTCGACAGCAGGAGATACCCAAACATTGAGCGCCTTCGTCGCGTCATGGCCGACTTCAGGACAGCTGATCTTGATCCTACCACGCTCTTCCGGATCAGCGTTGTCCATCACGAAGGCTCGGTAGATACTGTAGTAGGCCTGGAGCGAGTCCTCCAAGCCGTACTCGGAGATGGCGTTCTGGAGTCCTACAAGTGTCGTCGCCATTAGACCCTCACGTTGCCGGCTTTGGGTGGCCCTTGTGACCTGTGACCGTAAAGCTAGGCTCCGGGTTTTTGATCGTTCTCTTCTCCTCCTTCTTAGATCCTGGACCCCAAACGACTCCGCTTTCCACTACCGCCGTGAAGTTGGAGGTGTACCCTCCCGTGCCTAATGTGTGAACTACCGTGTGGACCTTATATGTCCAGTCGAACATAGGACCGACGCCTAGAATCTGAACCCCCGCACCAGGAATCAGATCCGGAACTCCGATAGTCTCTACCTCCGCCTTCAAGCCTCCCTGCTGCTTCAATGCGCCGACTGTCGCCTTGATCAGATCTTCCGAATCCTTGTCGGCTTGATCCGAGTGGTAAACCGCGCCTCCGTCGCCGTCCTTCTTGTTCTCGCTGAGCTTGGTGGCTCCTTCGTCTTTAGGCTGCTGCCCCCCGCCCGTAGCCGCAGACTGCTTGTCCTTCGGATCCTTATCTCCTCCTACGTTCTTATTCTCGCTTTCGCCCGTCTTGTCGTTGATGACCTTCAAAAACCCACCGACCAGAGCTTTCGGGTACCACACCGCCAGCGTAGGCGAGTTGTACGATAGGATCGGATAGGTCCCACCCGTAAACTCTGCGCCATCGGTAACCTGCTGCAGCGTCTCATCCGTAATGTCCCCGGTAAGAAGAACGAACCTGTGCTTAGGCTCCTTCAGCGCCGCGTCGTCCGCAGGAGTAATGACCAACTTGCCTCCCTCGACTTCTTCCTGCACGTAGTTCATCCAGCACTTGCAGTCGCGAACCTTGCGCTGAATGACCTGCCAGTCCGAAGCGTATCCTGCAGCAAACGACGCTCGCTTTTGTGTCAACAGCTCGAGAGGCTTCCCTCCCGCTTCCTCCACAGCCGATATGTCCACCTCGAGCTTTCGGGGGCTGTCCGGATCTCCTTTAGCCATCAGCTTAATGACGTCCAGCCAAGAGATGTTCTCCTCCTGAATGCCTCTGGAGTCGCGAAGAGTAGCATACCCGGCGTCCCCTACCCCGACCAGCGAGACAGTCACCTCCGCCCCTATAGTCACGTCAGGCTGGTCCAGGAGCCCCGTAAAGACCTGAGACAAGATCGCCATACCCTTAGTCCCAACGTAGCCGAACTGGCATTGGATCCGCGACTGACCGAACCGCAGGTGTTCTTGGTTGAGCAACCCCAACATCATCGTATCGTACGGTCCGGCCAGGGTAGCCGTGATCTTCGGTAAGTGCCCCAAGTTAAGCTCTACCACCAGGTCGGTCAGCACGGGCAACGCAGCAATGCCCTTACCTTGGTCAAACGAGTTGGTCCAAAGCGGAATGCGCGTCCCGTCAGGATTGACGATGGCGGCGTGCATCACGGGGTTGGCAAAGTCCCACTCAGGCATCAGAACTCGGCTTTAATAAAGAGTTGTTGGTTGACGTACGTTGGGGATGGGATCCTAATGACCATACCCTCGTGGAAGTGGACGGGAATCAGGTCTATGTCGTTCACCTTCGCTATGACCCACCAAAGTACAGCGTCGCCGTAGTATTGGTGGGCTAGGAGATCTATTCGATCCGTTCCCTTAACCCGAAGCTGGATGTCGTCAGGCTGCACAGGAATAGTTGGCAGCTCCGACAGCTCCCAGTACTCGTAGCCGTCCAGCGTGACCAGCTCGTGGAACCGCAGCCTACTCCGTTGCTTTACCGTAACCGCCATCTACTGGGCTCCTCCCTGCGCTGCGCCGCTCGTCAGCTCCTTCTGATACCGCTCGAAAGCCTCTCTCGCGTTCTTGGACATCGTTCCCTTGGCTCGAGCGTAGACCTCTTTCTGGCCCTTCTGAATCGTAAGAAGCTCGCCCCTACCTCCCCGAGGCTGTAGGAAGTACATGATGGTCTCTTGGAGACTCAGCCACGCCTTAGCCAAAGCCTTGAACTCCGCCTTAGACTCCTTCCACCACGTCGGGTTGTTCACCGCGTTGATCAGAGGCTTAATAGCCAAGCCCTTGGGGTCCATCTGCACCGTAACGACCTGGACGTCTGGAGCGTCCGGGTCGCCTTCCTTCGCCTTCTTTGTAGCCTCCTCCGCGGCTTCCTTCAGCTGTCGGTCTCCGATCTGAATGGATTTGACCATGGCGTTGTAGAACTTGTCTACCTGGTAGAGCATGGTGTGCATGATGTCCATGGAGTCCTTCAGGCTATACTTCATGTAGTCCAACAACATCGTGGTCACGGTAGAAAGCAAGTCGATCGCCATGAAGGTAAGCTGAAACTCCGCAACGAGGTCCTTCCCCAACTCGGCGAACGTCAAAACTGCGCGCGCCTTGAAGATCGCAAATCTCCTGAGCGCTCTGCTGAACGTCCGCTGGTAGATCTTTTCGAAGTCCTGACCCCACGCGGCCGTGATGTCACTCAGCTTGTCGGAGCCCATGGTCATCTCGTCCGCGGACGCCGCCATCGAGCTAGCCACGTCCGTCTGGATAGACTCCCTGAATAGATAGTTCAGCCACTCGTCCAGTGTCTCGAAGAAGCCCAAGATGGGAGTAAGCGCGCTCTCTACGTTCACCATCTGAGCCGCTCTGTTGATCCCCGAAAAGACCGCAGTAACTAGAGACTCTGAGATGTTGGCCACCGCGCCGAACGTCGATTGGAACTCCGTCAGTATGACGCCGCTCATCTGCCGCGCCGATTCGTTCATGCTCCCGACGCCGCTCGCCATGTACTTGGCCGATAGGTCCATCGAGTGCTTCACGTCGTCGTGGATCGAGTTGGTAAAGATCCGCTTGGTGATGGCGTCGATCTTCTCAAAGAGCGAGATCATAGGCTTCATCGCCTTGCCGACCTTCTCTTTGATCTTGTCCCAGATCTTCAGCGCGTGGGTGGAAATGGTGTTCCACAGGTTCTTAAAGAAGGTCGGGATCTTTCCCCACACCCCCTTGATGCCTCCGCCCTTCCCATCGTCCCAAACGTTCACGACGGCAGCGTAGATGCCGGCCATGATCGGAATAAGCGCTCCAACGAGCCCAGCAAACAGGTCGACGAACCACTGCTTTACGTCACCCCACTTCTTCTTGATTCGCTCCCATATGCCGCCGGCTGTCCTGACGATGTCATCCCAAGCCTTTTGGGCTGCAGACTTGATGCCCTGAAGCACGCTAGCGACCTCGTTGACCATGCGCTGCATAGCCATTTTGACCTGCCGCTTAACGTCCTTCGCTTTGTCTACGATCGCAACCCAAACCGCTACGGCGGTTGTCTTCAGGTCGTACCACTTCTTCCTGAACCAGTTGAATAGACGCTGTCCGATGCTTTTGATCTTGTCGAACGTCTTCTTGAAGAAGTTGAAGCTCTTCTCGAGGTCCTTCTTGATGTCGTCCGAGATGGAAGAGCCAAACAGCTCGTCCACCCACGCCTCGATGGACCCGAACACCTCGTCGATGCTTGCGCGCCAATTGGAGAAGAAGCCGACGATATCTTCGATGGCCTGATCTACCTTCTCGCTGATGTTGCCGAAGATGTCGCCGAAGAAGTTGGATACCTTGTCCCACACCGGTTTGATGTAGTCCAAGAACACCCCAGCGATCATTATCTTGATGCGAGTCCAGTAGGGCTCAATGACGCCCCACAGCGCGCTGAACAGGCTCTTGAAGTACTCGGCTATCGGATCCCAGATCGGCTTGATGTAGTTCGTCCAAACGCCTGTGATGATGTCCTTGATGGCCATCCAGTAAGCCGCCACCGTGGCGACTAGCGTCTGAAACAGCCCGCTGAAAAACGCGACGGCTGTATCCCACTGCTCCTTTAGGCGATCCCAAACCGCCAGAGCAATGCCCTTCAGCACCTTGAACGCGATGACGAGAACCTTGTAGATGACGTAGCCGATCAGCTTCAGAGCCTCCCAAACGATCGTAGCTCCGATTTTTAGGGCTCCCCAGATAGGCTCCACCACGACCCACATGGCCTTGAACGCCACCACAATGACGTCGTAGATGACGCCGCCCACTAGCTCAAGAACACCCCAGATAACCTTCAGGGTGTCCACCATCTTGTTGAACTCTGACACGACCACGTTCGCGATGAAGTCGCCGATGGCTCGTAGCGTGGTCCAGAACGGATGGTTTCCGATCTTGTCCAGCTGCTCTGACAGCCAGCTCGTCTCGTCTCCCGCGCCGCCGAAGATGTCCTCCCAGACGTCCCCTACCCAGTCGGCCACGCCGCCGAGCAAGTCGGCGAGCCAACCGAACACGGTCTCCACGACCGCGTAGGCTCCCTCGACGTAGCCCTTGATCGCATCGATAGCAGGCTCGAGGAACTTGGCGAAGGCTGGAAACTTTTCCTTCAGCCAATCCATGATGCCGTCCAGCAGCCCAAAGATGATGTTCTTGAGGACGTCCAACAAGCCCGACAGCACACTCTTGAGGCCCTTCAAGATCTCCGGCAGCGCGTTCCAGAGCATCCCCGGCAGCTTGAGCACTAGACCCACAAGGGCTACCAACCCCTTCAACACGATGGGTATGAGGCTCTTCAGCAGCTTACCCAGAATCGGACCGATCTTCGACAGCAGCTCTCCTACCCTCGCAGGTAGCGTCTTCACGATGCCGAGCGCCGTAACAATCAACTTCTCGAGCAGCGAAGGCAGATTCCCGAGGAGTGTGCCCACAAGGCCCACAAGCCGCTCTAACAACTTGGCCGCGATGTCCACCGCGATGCTTAAAATCGTTGCGGCTAGCCCAGCCCAGTCGACCTTGCCGATGTAGTCGATGGCCGCCTCGAGTATCTCTACGATGGCCTCGCCGAGTACCCCGACGTTCTTTCCCAACTGGTCCGCTATGCCCTTGAGTGCCTCGATGATGCCGCTGCCGCCGATGGAGCGGAACAGTCCGAACACCGTCTCGAAGACCGCCCCAATGATGCCGCCCCAGTCAAGCTTCGACAACGCCGTAGCGAGCTTGCCCAGGATATCCGGCAGCTTCCCTACGAGCTGGCCCACAGCTCCCACGGCCGCCTCGACGATGCCGCCCGCCAGCTTTAGCAGCATCCCCAGCAGGCCGCTCCAGTCGGCCTTACCCAGCCACTCTAGCGCTCGACCGAGAACCGCAAGCAAGGCCTCGCCTACGACCGCTACGCGGCCTATGAGAGCGTTCGCCAAAGTACCCAGCAGTGACCCCGCCCCGCTGCCCGCAAGGGCCTTGAAAGCCGTCCCAATGCCCTTAAAGATGGCATCTACAACGCCCATCCAGTCGACGGACGCGATTAGCTCGTTCCCCTTGGCGAAGAAGCCCGTGATGACGCCGAAGACCGTCGTAACCAGCTGACCCCAGTCAACGGACTTCATCACCGAAACGAGCCCGGACGCCACCTCGGTGAAGACCGTGAGCAGATTGCTGATGATCTGTCCAACAACGCTCTTGTCTCCGGCCGCCACGCCGAAGCCCTCGGCCAACATACGCATGATGGCCTTCGCCGCGCCTAGCAGGAAGCGCCCCACCCCTGACACAGCCCTTCCGATGCTAGCGAAGAGCGTCTGGAAGAAGTCAGCCCAGTCGATGGTCTCCGCCGCCTTTGCCAGCGCTCCTGTGATAGCCGCACCGAACTTCAAAAAGGCCTTCCCGACCTTTCCTAGGTTCTTCCCGATCGACTTGGCGAAGTTGAGGAAGCTATCCAACAGGCGGCTCTGGCCGCCAACGCCCGTCTCTAGTAGCCGGTCCAGCCAATCTGAGAACAGAGTAGAGACCTTGTCCAGGGCGTTGGGTATCGCCTCCCCGACCTTGTCGAAGAACCCCGTGATCCAACCGCCCCACTTGGACAGCTTGGCCTTGATATTCTCGCCCGCCTTCGTAAACGCCTCGGCCCAGCTGTCGGTCTCCATTCGAGCCGCCAGCAGTTGCGTCGTGAAGAACCCGAGGATCGCCACCACCGGCCCGAGGTACAGCATCATCTTCGGGAAGAACATGACCAGAGCACCAAAGCCTGCAATGATTGGTCCGATCTGCTGAAGAATCGTGCCGAGTACTGCAGCCATCGGACGCAGCGTCTCAGGTAGCAGCGCCAGGGAGCCCAGCGAGTGCATGTCGCTCATCAGAGTGACCATCTCGCCCATAGGACCGCCCTTGGCGGCGATGGCCTTCAACGACTGAGCGACGCGGCCAAACTCCTTGACCGAGTCGCGAACGAACTTCTGTCGTGCGTTGCCGATGGACCGAAAGCTCGTCTCCATCTGCTGCTGGGCCATCTCAAAGGCTTCCTGCAGCGTGCGTCCGGTAGTGTGTCCTTCCTCTCCCAGCTTACCCACGCTATCAGTCGCCTTCTCCGTGGTCTTCATCGCCGCGAAGATGGTGTCGTCCGCTTGGGTCATGAGGTTGATTAGTGGATCTATTCCCCCAATCCCTGCCTGCTTCAACCGAGCGCGCAGGAACTTCGTGAACTCCTCAACGTTGCCGCCGCTCGCCTTCACCTCTTTCGAGATGTTCATCAAGCCCTCAACGAAGCCTTGAGGACCTGAGCGCATCATCTCGAAGGAGCCGGTGATCTGGCCTGTGGAGATCGCCAGCTCCTTGGCTAGCGCCGGCAGGTCTTCGGCGGTGCCTGCCGTTAGGTTGTAGAAGTGCTCTTGAGCCTCGACGATAGATCCGGCCAGCTCCATCGCAGTGCCGCGAGCCTTGTCGGCCGAAAGGCCCATCTTGCCGAGCCCTGCGGCGAGCCCTGCGGTCTGCGCCGCAAACTCCGCCATGCGTTTGGGGTCCATCTCCCCGCCCGTGATAGCGAGCTGCTTGCCGATGTGCTCCAAGATCTCGGGCAGCGCTCCTAGCGCCCCTCCCACGTCGCCCGTCACCCGGCCCATCGCCGTAAAGCTGCCTACGACGTTCTTGATCTGATCTCCAGCCAAGCCCATCTTGCTCATGTTCTTGAGCATGAGGCTGAACTCTTTGGCGTTGACCCCCGATACCTCCGCGAGCTTGGCCAAAGACGCAGCTGAAGAAATGCCTACCGCCCGCATCTCCTCCATCGAATCCTTGAAGCCGACGATGGCCTGAGCTGCTGTCTCCGCTCCGATCTCCAACCCGATAGACATGCCGGCCGCTTGGGACGACACCTGCGACAGCTCCTTACCGGTCAGCCCTAGATTCGCCGCAGCTTGACGCGCGCTCTTGGCCGCTCCGGCGCCGCGCGCCTCGAGCGCGTTGGTGAGGTTGAGACCTTCCACTCCGAGCTTCTTGATGGCGT